AGCTCCACCAGAAGTGGGAGATCTACCAAAAGTATATCCTACATTAGGGCGAGCTCCACCGCCTCCACCACCAACAGAAAAATAACAAATACATTTTGTGTCGGTTGGAACATAATATCCACTACTCCTAGTGTTGATATAGCATGAACGTCCCATATCTTAAAACTTGATAATGTAATGGACTAGAATAAACGGTGTAACTACTTGATTCAATAGATCTAAATCTTCAACATCAACATCCACATAAGATGACATATCATCAATTTGAAGATCTGTGGTTGGAAAAGAGTATGCAAAATTACTCGTATAATTATATGGTCTTGTAATAGTGTGATCGTGCGTTGTTGATCCAGGATCTTGAACGTTTAATGATGTTTCTTCCAAAGAGTTGCCAGCAGAAGCATTTGCACTATTTGGATCACCACCTTTACCTTGACCACTAATATCATGTTGTCCAGTATAATTCAATCTAACAAACCCAGTATCTCCACCTACATTGTGGTAGTGACCTTGGAACTCGTCAATAGCTAGAGAGTATGCACTGGTGTCTCTGGGAAGATTATACTTTGGGACACCGTTAAAAACAGCATTATCACCACTGATCTGCATGTTTCCAATATAATTAACCACTGCTCTATCACCAATGTTAGATTGTGGTACTACTTCTACACCAACTTTGCTTCTACCAGGATCGTTTTCCATGACAGTAGAAAAATATTCACCAGATCCTCGACTGCCAATAATTACTTTAGATCCCAAGTCTGGTAATTGAAACTGTCCTAGATCATTAGTTTCTGCATCTGCATTTCTTACATTAGTATCAGGTTTTTTAAACCTAGATTCATCACCAATACCAAGAATTTGAGCCAGAAGGTAGTAATCTTTAGCATTCTGAACAGTGCCATCACATTTCAAAAATCCCGCTGGTAAGTTCTCTTTAAACACAGCAGTTGTAGGATCATTATTGAATCCTAGACCAGGAACAGTATGAATCTGAATGGTTCCAGGAATACCACCCCAATATGATTTCTGTCTTGCGTAATTATTTCTTACTACCATTTTAGTATGCCCTGATAATGTATATAGAGGTTACTCTTGGTTGTTCTACGTTAAAATCAATCTGTAATGCATTTCTATTTGCAGTGTTATCTAGATTTACATTAAAAGGTAAGTTTACGTCAGCAGTGATATTACTTTGTGGTCTCATTCTAGTAGAGTCAAATGCAATATCAAATTCATCATGAGTATGTGCAAAAATTTGATCGTCAGCCGCCTCGGCAGTAAAGCTACGACCAGGATTGCTTAATAAAGTATCACGAACAGATGGATCAGATGTTGTGTAGTAATTAGTAAATCCATCAGGAAGACCAACTGTATTGCCACCTACACCAAAAGGCACAGATCCAGAAATATATTGCCCATCAGCTTTTGATGGGGTAGTGAGAAAGTTTCTAGTGAGAGGAGATCTAGTAGCACTATTTGCCTTCAAGTTAATTGGTGGTTGCTCCGAAGCAACTTTAGCAAGAACTTTACCCGCAGAACCTTGACCAAATCCATTCTCAATATCGTCGCCAGGACCAGGCCAAACTAAAGTGTAAAGGTCTTGTGAAGGACCAGATCCAGTTGAATATCCAGAAGCACCAATGATACCACCAACAACATCAGATGTTTCACTATCAAACGTGACAGAAACATTGGATTCTCCATTGCCAGTTTCTTGGGGCGAGTCTCCACGATATGAGATGTCTGATGTCCAACCAAAGTAGAATGTATCACCACCGTCTTCGTTATTACCGTCGTTATCAACACCTTGTGCAAAAATCTGGTAAGAGATGTCTCCATATGGGACAACACCATCTCCAGGTGTAGTAACAGATGCATTATCAATAGTCTCAATAGTTCCACTATGATTATGTCTTTTGATGTGTGCTCTACCCAGTTTTCTAGGTCCAATATACATCGTCTGAAAAGCATCGCCGTTAACTAAAGTATTACCCTTAATTCTACCAACGTATCCAGTTCTATCGTCATCAGCAATAGCAAAGACTAAATCAACATAAACATTAGTAAAAATAGTAGTGACACCATTATCTTCATTTGTACCAATCAGAGGAGATAGCAGCGTCAATGCCTGTACGTCTAAATCTGCGGAACGACCAGTTCCTCCAGAGGCACGATCAGCGAAATATGATGTCTCAATATCCATCAATGTCTTCCCATTCAAGTTAGGAAGTTTGATGTTTCCACCATAGTTAGGAAAAGAATTAGCACCAGTTCCAACGAAATTACTGTTGCCTGCATTGTAAGTATCGCCAATCGCCTGTGCTAACAGAGGAAATTCGTTAGCAGCAACACTCTGACCATCACAAATAAGCCATCCAGCGGGGATTTGAGTCAATCCCCCTGTCCACGGCATAATGGTGCCGATAGTGGCACCTTTTGCTGTCTTAATCTCTTGATAGAAGGGCATTTATTAGACCTCGATTAGATACCAACCATCTTTACCAGCAGGAACTGCAGTGTCACCATTTGGATCTGCTGTACCAGCATATACAAGTGCGAATCCTGCATATGGAGTTTGAACAATAAGTTCTCCACCGTTATAACCATTAATAGCACCTTGTCCTACACCCGATAGCATTGCTAAACCAGTATTCTCCGTAGAGTTCTGAACCGCAACGCCAGTTTCTGCTCTAATAACCAGTGAACGGTTATAAGTTAGGGTTCCACCAATATCTATAATGCGAATCATATCACCAATTAGAGGATTGGGTGGCAGTTTAGCAACAGTATTCTGTGTTACGTTGAGGAAGTAATTAACATTGGCTTCAAGATCAACCTCAAATCCATCTTCATATTGCCACTTACGACCACCAGTTTGTGAGAAGTAGTTCTCAATACCAGCGATCTTAACAGCACCGTCATCATCAACACCAAAGATTTCAGAACCATTAGAGTTGACCGTCAAATCTCCACCGTTAATCGTAACATCTCCAGCAACTGAAAGTGATCCACCAAATGTGCTCGTACCAGTTCCCAGAGCAGAGAATGAACCATACGTGGTAAAGTCACCAGAAGAATTATCAAATGTGAGTCGTGGTGTAGTTCCATCAGTTCCGAAGATATTGATGTTACCCCCATTCATTGTCAGATCACCAGTTGCAGTATCAATCTGGAATGTGGTTCTGAATGGAACAGCGACAGTTACGCCATCAGAGAGGTAAGAAGGACCACCATTTGTAATAGTGAAGAACTCTTGACCTTCGATGGTAGAACCGTTAATAGTAAGTGTGTTTTCGGTAGTAAGTGTACCAGCGATATCAGTGTTACCAGTGGCTCCTTGAACAACCAGTTTGTTAAATCCTTGACCGAAGTTCAGATCACCACTGCCGAATGTATTACCAGTTGTAGACTCGATCTTAAAGTTGACAGATTCTGGATCACCACCGTCGGTAACAATGAATGACTGAATATCAGTAGAGGTTAGTTCAACAACCTTAACGATTTCCTGATTAGTTAGAAGTAGGTAATCATTTGTAGTTAGAACTCCACCAAATTCAGCAACACCAATACGAACATTAGCAGTTCCAGCAAGTAGACCAGATGCACTCTGTAGTCTTACTTCAGCAGCTGGTGCTTGATCAGACCAAAGATATTCATTTGCTCCAAGTGCAGTAGTAATCTGAACCTCAACAGTATTAGAAGATCCAACAATAGATGCTTGTACAGGCCAATCACCATTCAGTTCACTGACGTTAGTGCCAGAAATTCTGATGAACTCACCGTAATCAATATTGAGTGAATCGTTCGTCTCACTCTGCCAGTGAATTGTAACGATGTTTGTGCCATCAGCGACAATCTTTTGAACCTGGGAATCAGTGATGAGGACACTAGATACAGGATCTAACTCACCATTTTCATCAAAGTCAAATCCAGTAATGTAAGAAGCAGCAACCTGCTTATCAAGTTTGTTAATTACACAACCGTCAGGGTGATCAGTTCTAGCTGTCGTTCCATCAGTAGCACGAGAAACTGCGAGGCGATAACCATTAGGATCATTGGGGTTGGTGACATTAGTTAGTCCAACAATGGTAACAATTTCATTCTGTTCTTGATCACGAGCAAGAAGTTGTTGCTGATCATCAATACTATCAGGAGAATTAGCATCACCTCTATCGATGAGAAGTAGATCACCAATCCTGAAGTCAAGTGCAGATGGTTGACTGATAGGCAGGTTATACAGGTTGCCAGCAGCATTAACACCATTAACTTGGAAAGTTAGATCATCGCCAGAAGGATTACCCAGAGCCGATGCAGGAACGGTCAGAAGATCATTGTCGCTGTATCCGCTACCAGGAGATGCAAGTTCGATAACCGCAGTGCCATCAGATAGTACCTGAACAGTAAACAGTGCTCCTTCACCAGTTCCACCGTCAACCTCGATAAATGAGTAGGTTGTATTTGCTACCCATGTGGTGCTTTGTGTTGGGCTAATGTTGTCGATTGCCGCGATCTGACCACCACCAAGTAGGTATGAAGGACCACCCCATAGACCCTGACCAGCGGTATCAATAACCTTACCAGTCTGGGAGAACTTGAGGAAGGTGATGTTTGGATTCTCTAGTGAACCAACGATGTGATCTCTAGAAGCAGTGCTAAATCTTGCTCTCTCAATCTCGATGATACCTGCGTTGAGTCCACCATCAAGCTTGATGTTAGAGAATACAGTCAGACTTGCAAGAATGTCGGTGGAGTTTCTAATGGTTGTCTTACCGCCAAGTGAACCCATTGTCAACTTGGAAGAGTTTGTACCGAGGTTGACAGTGGTTGTTGCCTGACCATCACCTAGGTTCAGTGTTGCTGCCTGGGTGAATAGACGTGTCTCGGATGTACCAGCGAAAGAACCAAGTTCTAGTGTACCAGCAAGCTTGGTCTGATATGTACCAAGATATGTGGTGGTAGCAAGGTTAGGTGCGCCACCACCGATTCTGATGTCACAGTTGCTAGTTACATCATCCTCAACACTAGCAATATCAACTACAGCATTCTTGGAACGCTCATGAATCTTGAGGTTCGTAGTTCCAGCGTTAGAACCGATTCTAACAGTCTGTGTTGCGCTATCAGAAACAGCATCACCGATTGTGATCAACTGCGTCTGGGTTGTAGAGTTACCAAGAATGATAGACTCGGCTTGGTTCAGACCGATGAAGAAGTCAGTGTCTGTGGTCAGGAACTGGAATGTTTCTGCGGTAGAGTTGATGTCACCACCGTCAACACTTAAATCATCCTGCAGCTGCAGGTTACCAGTCATTCTAGAGTCACCGATAACAACGAAGTTCTTATCGAGTTCTGTAGAAGGATCAAGTCCAATAGCAGTGTTGATACCAACGCGACCGCCAGTTCTGTAAGTAGAAGATCTATCACCTACTGCCAAGTCTGTTGTAGCAACACGGAATGTTGCAAAGTCATCAGCATCGGCACTATCACCACCAACCAAGAATGCATTAGTAAGCGCGAAGTATGTCTTACCAGTAGAAGCTTCTCCAAGATAGTTATTTGCAGTTACAGCTCCAAGCGCATCATAAGATACAAGGTTCTTACCGCTGATAAATGCATTACCAACAACATCTAGGTTTGCTCTAGGATCAGTCTCGGAAGATACGTTTGCAGTCAATGCTGCTTCTTGATTCGCTCTACCGATAGTGTTGATGCCTAGTTTATAGTCACCAGGAACTTCAGTATAGGTACGAATTGCTTCTGCACCCAATACCATGGTTTCTTTCCAAGAAGACTTGGAAACTTCCATTTTAGCACCAGGACCTTCATCTGCCCAGTTATAGGTATTAGTTGCAATCTCGTTGAAGATTCTAATAACAAAACTATTACCAGCTGGGTCGGCAGTTAGAATTTCCCAAATACCATCAAAGAAATTGTTGCTGAAGTTAGAAATTCTAACTCTCTCACCTACTTTAATACCAATATCTCCGTTCAGAATTCCTGCGGCTAGATTGATAGTAATTTCTGTAGAGTTATTAGATACAAGAGTAAAGATCTGTAGATCTGAAATCTCATTATAGAAGTTAGAATAGACCCAACCAAGAGATCCAGAGTAACCTACTTCTTCTCCCTTCCATAGAATATCACCCGCAGCGGGAGCAATAGAAGATCCGTAAGTAATATTCTGTAGAGTGTACCAAGCAGATCCACCACTAGCAATCAATCCACTATTATTGGGTGTTGCATTAGAAGGTTGACCACCAGTGTAGTGTGTTCTAATGCTGTAAACCTGACCTTCATCACCAACATTGCCACGAGGATTGAGTTTAAATACTGCAGACCTAACTTGGTTCTTGGTGATAACTACATCACCGTCACTGTTATTTCTGAAAGAAGATCTATCAAGTGTTGGATCATCACCAAATCCAACTAACGAGAAGACAGTAAGTGAATCTCCATCCGTTGGATCAACGTTGATAGTGACAGGTGCATTGAAGTTAGATTCACCTTCGACAGTAATCTTATCGTTAAAAGTAACAGCAGTGTCGAATGTGGTAACCAGTGCTCCGATAGTATCAGAGTCATCACCACTATCACCTAGAACTGCCTGCTCAAGGAACGTCTCTTCGCCTGTAATAGCGTTGATCTTACGGTTACCAATATAGAGGTCACCGTTGGAGTTTAGACCCGTGTAGAAGACGATACCAGCGTCTTCACGCTTGGCTTGAGCATAGAAGTCTTGCTTGTCCGATAGAACGACTTCCTGACGGAGTGGGAAACCAGTTGAGTAGTTACCAGGACCAAAACCTAGGTATTCAAACGTGTGGTTACCAGATCTTGCAATCGAAGGACGACGCAGTTCAACATAGTATCTACCTTCAAGAGGATATACAGAGTCACCACTGACAGGAATCTTTCTATTCTCGGATCCGATGGAAGCATTACCTTCTTGCGCTTGAATTCTGTTATCAACAATGTTACCATCGATATCAGAAGATGTATTTGTAAACGCAAAGTTGACAAAAGGATCTGTTGCTAGAAGGTCAATAACGGCTTCTTTCGTTTCACTGTACTTGTAGTCGTTGAGAGTAACAAGACCATGGACATAGTTGTCGGCAGCAGATGAAGATGCTGGGGGATCAAGAACAGTTACATCTCTGTTACCATTGTCATCAACTTGGAACCACAGTGGGTCGTTCTTGTAATCTAAAGGATATAGATTAGAGATTGGTTGAGAGAACTTATAGTTGTGGAAGTTTGTACCAACACCAGCACCGAGAGGATATGGTGAGATGTTACCACGAACAGCAGTTAGATAGTAGATACCATCTTGCTGTTGTGGAATAACTTCTTGAATCTCTTCTACATCAAAGATGTAGAATGTATCTTCGATGTCTGGTTGATCCGAAACCGCAGTTACAGTATAAGTATCTCCACCAGGGGTTGTTACTCTATCGCCTGGGCAGATAGTGTAAACATTGGCACCCTCAACTCTATAGAGGAAGTTGTCTCTGCTTGATCTAGATGCTCCTGCATAAGGAACAGAATTGTTCCATCCATCGGCTTCTCCAGCCATGTCAAAGAAGGTGCCATTAGACTGGGTAAAAGTAGTCGCGATATTTTGATTATACTCAAGATCACCACTGATATTCTTCAGAATGACAAAATCAGTGCCATCAGAAGAAGAATTAAAGAACGCATGTACATATGCAGATCCACTGCTTGCACCACTCCAAGTTACATAATTGTCAGCATCGCTGTTGAACTTGTCTTCTTGAATACCAGCTCCTTGGGGAGATCCTACCTCAACGATAGCAAAGATCTCATTCTTAAGACTTTCATTGACAATGGTGTGATCAAAAACTGTAAGTTCGAGACGAGTCTCACCAAGATCATTTTCAATGGTTCTTGCAGATTGAATTGTGGTAGCAATCTTGGACTCAAACTCAATCTGTAGTGGATTTTCGTATGGATCATACAGATCTTCTCTCGCATCGATATCAATACCAGCAGTATCGAGATCCTCAAGAGATACACCAAGTTGTTCAGACGCTTGAGATGGGTTGAAGAATTGTGCTACATCTGGAGCACCATTGCTGAATGGCTCAAGAACAAGCTTCTGTGGGCGTAGTCTTCTTCTATCGTCAGTTCTGGTCTTGATAACATAACCATTGAGAGGTTCACGAACGTTGTCAAGATACTGTGGAACGACATAGCGCAAACGATAGATTCTATCATCAGCTGTTCTGCTGTCATCAATTCTTTCAAACCATGTATCAGGAGTGAAGATGTTTCCAGTTCCATCAACAAAGTCAGACTGATGGAATCTAGTTAAAATGCTATTAGGATTAGTACCACCACTAGACTCATCTAGAACATTTAGATACCATCTGTCATAGTTAGAAGCATCAAACTTCAGTGGTGAAGTTTTCTTGTCTCCATATACAATGAAGTCTGATCCACTACCTGGGTTGAATACTAGAGCGTTTACACCAGCTTGTGCGTCTGCTTGTGTAGTGTGAACAGAGAACTTCGTCTTGGTAACAAAACGTGGGAAGAAGTATACATCAGTTTCGATTGCACCACCACCTGCAATTTCAGGAAGTGCCGAGTTAGCATCAGAAGAAGTTCTAAAGAAGATCTGCTGTGCTGGTACGTTAGGTAGGGGAATATCGAAGATGTGAGGAATATCAGTCTCAAGTAATGTACCGCCACTTACGTTAGCAACATAACGGTGTAGATCATATGGTTCATCTAAAACATGTTGCTGGACGAGAATCTCTACACCAGGATCAACAGATTCTGTTTCTGGTGAGTAAATGTAGATACCAGCAGCCGCATTTTCTTTAGTTGCCGCAAGCAATAAACCAGTTTCTGCACTGGTATCAAATTCAGTTGTCGAAGAGAAATCTTTTGGATATGTTTGTCTTCCTGGTGCGATTACATAGTAGATAGTGTTAGTATCAAACCCTCTAGGCAATCTGACAAGACGCTTATCTACAAACTCATTTTGAGCTCTAGGAACAAGTCTTACGGGAGTGCCAGTCTGGAATCCGTGAGGATCAGTTTCACCATTTCCAGTGTCAATCGTGAATAGTGTAGCACGTCCAGTTAGTGAGCGAGACTCGATAGGTGGCTCAACTCTTACAACTTGATCTCCGTTGCCAGAAAGAACAAGGTTAACGTTATCAAAATACCCAGTAATTGCAGTAGCAATGTTTGCACACTCTGGATAATTGGTATCTTGAATAATACCATCATCCGTGTAACGTGCTTCTTGAGCAAAAGATGAAACATTTTCAAAGTACAACCACGCAGTGTTGGTTGTACCAGCAGCGTTGTATGGAAGACCAGTCGAACCATCAACTAAAGTGATAGTTGTAGAATCAACAATCTCTCCAATGCTGATGGTGTTTAGCTCAATGTTGCTAACAATCGAAGTTGCAGTTACAGTATCTACATATCCATTAACAAAGTCATTTTGATCATATTCAGTGACTCTCATTCCAGGAACTAAACCAGAGGTATCACCAACTACAACAGTTGCACTTCCACTAGTAATAGTACAGTTCTTGATCAAGAAGTTAAAATTACGCATTGCGCCGATCATCAGGCGCTTCAAGTAATCATATGCCTCTAAAGTTTCAGTCAGTTCATTGTCAATGAAGTCTAATTGACCACCAACTAGGTAACCTTCTGCAGCAAGGATCGTATTGATGTTGCCACCAAGACGCAAGTCCTTGACAGTAGCATCAACGAAGTAACCCAAGTCTCTTTCACACTTGGTAATAGTAATATTTTGATTTGTTTGAAGTGAGGGATACTTATCAAGAATGTATCCATATGCTTCTTGCTGCAACCATGTTCTGTTTCTTTCGATCTGGTTAGCAGCATCTTGTGCATAATGGAAGTCATCATTTCCATCACCGTCAACATCAACCAAAACGTTGAGGTTAGGTGGTGTTAATGTAGACAAAGATGCAGTATAAGTTGTGAATCCTGCAGGAGATAGTTCAGATGAATAGGTTTGCTTACCACCTACACCACCAGAAGCCAGTTTGACATACAGTCTCTCACCATTCTTGGCACCAATTCTATAACCATCAATTGCTGCAGCAGGGCGATCTGCAGGATTTTGTTGCTCATCACCAGCGATGTACAGTCTGGTATGATTAGACTGATCATTGGATGCCTCAATGTCGATTGTGTAATACTGCTGCTTAATCGTTGCAGTAGCACCACTATCAACAACCTTGGGAGGAACGATAGCATCGATGTAACCACCCTTATCCTGGTTAAACGCAAAGCCTTTAAAACCGATTGCGTGGAGTGAGGTGTTACCAAAGTTTGAGTTCGAGTTGGTGATGGACATGTCACCACCCGACTCCATTAAGAAGTGATCATGGAAACCAACGGCGAAGACCGAAACGCACTGAATAAATGCGTCATCAGAAGCACGGATGTGGAAGTTTCTCCAGTCATCCTTCCAGTATGCGTCACCCTTGGTGTGATAAGGAATTGTAGCGAAAGCATCAGTTAACGCTGCTTGGTTCCACGTATTAGTGAATCTATCGTAGCGGATGAATGCTCTGTCGTCTTTTTGCAGCGAGACGCCTGTGTACTGCGCGACGACCATCGACTTGAATCCAGTTGCTTTGGATCCATCTGCCCACATTCCACATTGTCCCCAGGTAGAACGAATAGAGCAGTTAAATACATAAGGAGAAGCAGACTCAACAGAGTCAATTTCTGCTTGAATAACACCATTTGTGCCGAGACCATTAGCTGTAGTATAGGTTGTTCCAGAGACAAGTCCTAGACCAGCAGCATTAATGGGGATGATATAGGAGAATACCTTTGGATTATCTTGATCAACTGTGTCAACTTTAAATGTACCATTGACATTATCAGACAGTCCACTGTTGATAACAGCAATATACTGACCTTTGAAGTAACCATGGTCAATCTTCGTGGTTACAGTGATACGAGCAGAAGAACCAGGAGGAATATCATCGATCTTCATGCTTTCGATCGTTCTGGTATCAGATAGAGGACCAACGATCCTGTTCTCTTGTACCAATGCCTCCAAATCACCATCGTCAATAGTAGGCTGGAACTGTGCAAATGCTCTACCAACCTTCTCATAATAGCGGTCTAGTTCAGGGTTATCCGCATAAGTCATGATAGTGATCTTATGGTGCGAATACTCTGGAATCGCTAGTGAAGTAAAGTCTGTTGGGTTATTGTATACCTTACCTACACGATCTGCCTGGTCATAGAGAGGAGAGTTTTCGGAAAGGTCACCGTCTTTGATTGTGAACTGCCATAAGTAGCAACCACCAGTTAGGTTGAAGATAGAAGTTCTGGGGATAGC